ACATTATCTGTTTCTGGTACATCATATATATCTAGGATTTGGTCACATAGCATAAGAACAAGATAAAGCTTATTCTCACCTGTTTCCTCATCATATATATAAGTATAGTGATAGTGGATTGTGTAATGTCCAGTTGTTGAATTATAACAAGTAGAGATGCTTCTTAAGAAGGCATCCTCTGTTTCTAATCCATTAATATATACATCATAATGATGAGTTATCATTTCCTTGAAATCTTTATTAGCTGCTACAGGCAATTCCTCTAATTGTTTTCTAGTAATTACTCTATCAAATCAGAAGAAAGGGTAGTCTTTAACTAGTAAAGAACCATCATTATAAGGATAAACAAATCTTGGGTCTATCCTTTGAACTGTAGGAACGTTTTTCTTAGTATCGTAACCAGTAAAGAGATATACAGCTTTACCGTATTTACATATATCTATTAATCACATATATCTATCAAATCACCAGTTCTCATTGGTATAATCTGTTTTATACATATCAGTGAAGTTCCTAGCTTCCATCTGATAAAGTACGTTTTCATCTTCCCAACTAACATCTGGTTCATTAATTATACAAGTGGCTTGCATAGTTCTTGCACATGACCAGAAAATCTGGCTTCTTAATAGCTCATCGTTCCTTTTAGTTGAGTATATATCTTTTTGAGACATAAAAAGAGAGTTCTTAGACCTGTTAGCCTCGTAACCATGCCTATACTCTCATATTATTTTTTGTCTTAACTCATCTGTTAATTTTACCATCTACCTAGCTATTGAAGTTAAATAACTGCTTATCTCATCATCAAAATATCTTAGATATGGGTACATTCTCATTATTAATGTATCTAATAAGTCTGGTGAACGGTTAATTCTCTGCTTCATTTTGTCCTTACCCTCGATTCTTGTTTTACCATCAATAGATTTCTCATCGATATAAACATTCATCATCTCTTGAGTTAGGATTTCCCAGTCCTTATCAGCATCTAAATGTTCCCATTTAATAGCAATTTCTCATTTTTGCACCTTTTCTTGAAGTAGGAACGCACATTGAGACTTAAGATTAGCATAATTTTGCTTAGCTCATGTCTCTATAGGCTTAGAATTGTTTACAAACCCTGTTGAATAAGGGATTCAGTCTACAACTCATCATCCTACTCAATCGGCATCTATTATTATGTTCCTTGCCTCAATCTCGTATTGATTCTGGATTAGTCTAATAGATGTTTTTACCTCTTCTACACTGGACTTTGCATAAGTTCGAACTCTAATCCAAGTATTACCTCTCCAAAGAGAGATTCTTGTAGTATCCTTTCCAAACCTCGCAACATCACAGATTAAGAAGTATTGGTCTCAATGAGACTCGTTAGTCTTTAGCTTATCGATGTCTCATTTCTTGAACAACATCCAAGTGTTGTTATCGAAGTTCCACTCTCCATATAACAACCTTCTCTTTGTCTGTTCACTGGCCTTCTCCAAGTTCTCGATATATCACTTATCGATAAAGTTGTTAGAATATACCAATGATGGAATGAATATTGCCTCATCTCAACGGTCATGTTTACCTAGATAGTACCTCTCATAAACATGTCATGGATTAGGATTGAAGGTCTCAAGTACCTTTCATTTAATACCATACATTTCATTCCTAAACCTTCATACTCTGGTCTGTAATATCTCTATTCAATCATAGGGACACTCTGCAGACTCTTCTATAAAGGCTCATGTTAATTCCAGACTTCAGAATCTGTTATATAATGGGTCCTGTGGAAGATAACATCATTCCCTTAAGAGAATTTGGCTTCAGTTAGGGAAAGTTATCACATTTGATACATTATTAAGCTTACCTCTCATCTCCTCTGGGATGTTGTACTTGTTATAGAACTCTTCCCCAGAAATAACGGTTGTCTGCTTAATATTCTTAATAGTATCACGAACTAGAGCATATCTGACTCATGGATACTGGTTACACATTCTCCATAATCGAATCCATCAAAGGAAGGATTTTCATCCTCATGCTCATCATCAGTATCAGATGGCTGTATGATAATCATCCATCAATACATCAAATGCCTTCTGTTGATTCTCTGTCAGTTTTATCTCTACGTTCTGCATTATATTACGGATGTCTACAAATCTAAAATTTTTTTATTGTTTTTGCTTGGCGTTCTCCCTAAGCTCTTTGAGAATATTCTCATAATCCTTTTTATTCTTCAGTCACTCCCTCCGTTTTCTCTGTCTAGCAGACTTAGGATTCTGGCTTAATAATTTTGTGTCTACTAAGTCATCTGGAGTGATTTTCCTTCCTATTCGCTGCTGAAAGTCAACGAGTCTATATTCTTTAGTGCTTGTTCCTCATTCTCTCGAGGTGTTTGTTTCTCTTGTTCTCAAGAACTCGAGAATGAAGGTCAAACAGATTCTGGCTTTGTACTCTTCAGAGAGTCATGGCCTGTTGTACTGCCTTGTCATTCATTACTAGCAACTGAAATAAATTGCACTATAGGTGCCTTCTTACCTTCTCCTTCTTCTGGAGTTTGGTCTTGCTTGTAGAACTTGTCTCTTAATTTCAAATATTCTAATGCTGTCTTAGCATCTCAAAGCCTTATCCTTCTTTGTATAGCAGCTCTAGCAATCATCTTTGGAAACTGTCTAGCAATCTCCATTCTCCTAGCAAAATCTGGGTTCTTCTCTTTGTGTTTGTAATATGATTGAACACTGATTCATGCTAACATACATCATTGCTCGATGGTTCAGTCCATCTGCAAGCATTCTTCTATTATCTTATATTCTCTTTCTCATATATGAGGATTTGGCTTATCTATTTGGTTTTCAGCAGGCATAGGAATCATCGATTCCACTGTCTGAATTTTCGCAAGTTCTTTAACATCTTTTACTTCTTCTCAGTCCATCATAGATTGAATAGTCTTCTAAAAAACAGTTTAACTCTAAGAAATTTGACCTTTGCCCTCCTATCTTTGTCTCTGAATTGGACATTTGCAGGAGTATGGATGGCCTTATAAACAGGCCAGTGATAATCTGATACTCTATGCCTAAATGTAGAGTAAGTAACTCGAGGTTGATGTGCCTCATACATCTTCCTCTTGTGGATTTGCCAACAATGCTTGATGCTTCAATACATGTTGATGTAGTCTCTTTCTTTATCAGCCATTTTTATTTTAGAAAAAAATAAAACTAAGTTCTGTTCTTGTACTTAGTCCACGTAGCTCTCCACTTTCTTGCAGGTGCATAAAAATTCTTAGTAGCCCAAAGCTTCTCGTTTTCCTCGATAAGTTGAGGTATAATCATATCTAAGTCGTAAGCTTTTCTTTTACCTTGAGTAGAATCTCTTAATTTACCTCTTAATTTCTCAGCAGTTCACTCTCAGTATTTTTTATCTAAATTCTCATCATATTTGGCATTAGTCTTCTCCTTTAATTCCACATTTCCTAGTGGTCATGTGATATTATTACAATAATGACATTGAGCATTGATGTTCTCCTTCTCTAAACAGATAAGTTTAAAGTTCCTAGAATATCTATGTCATCATGCTAATTCTCACCAAGAGAAAATCTTTTTAATAGGATGAGAAATACATGGTCAATTACCATTAGCATCAGTATCTCTAAGCCTTGCGTTCTCTTGAGCAATTTGTAAAGCAAAACTCATAGGCTTAATCTTTGGTGCATCTGATTTATAAACTCTTTTAGGTTTTCACTCCATCTCTCTGATTTCATTGAGCATTTTTCTATTATATTGCTCTTCCTTCTTCCTAATCTCAGAGTTCTTTTTCCTTTCTAACTTAGAAATCTCGTATTCCCAATTAGCTTCAACCTTTTGCTTTTTCTTTTGAAGCAAAATCTGATATTTAAGTTCAGTCTTTTTTTTCATTTCACTGATTTTGATTCACCATTTTTGGGTAATACTGTATTTTGTTTTCATAAACGAAAAAAACTCTGTAGTAAAATCACAGAGATTTGTGACTCTCTACAGAGTTTCTTTACTGACAAAACGCTTATTAACAATTTTTTTTCATTTTTCAAGAGAAAATATAAGTTGACTTATAATTTGATATAATTATTTAATAAATATTTAATCTTTATGTCTAAATATGAAGAAAATAGATTCAAAAATTTGGAGAACCTTAGTAGTAATATATTTTCTGATAACCATTCCAGTGATGATAACGATATGGTACGATGAATTGGATAATTGACTAAAATTAAAAAGAGTCCTTAATGTTATTCTGACTCTTTTTATCTATTTAATATCTACTGATATAATAAGATGACTATCTTATTACATCTATTCATGAAAATTTGAATCTATTATCCGAAATAAATTTAAGAAGCTTCTTCCATAAGCTTTACTTCCTCCAAAATTCACTCCCTAAAAGAATCTTCACTCTGAGCAAACTTACTTCCCAATAATGCCTTAAGCTTCTTATAACATATACTTATAACTGAATTGATTAATTTTCCATACCTCCTCGTTTGCTTCTCCCAATATTCTGAATTTATCTGAGCTTCCTCAAGCTCTTTTTTTATTTTCTCCAAATCTCATGATTGGGGGGAACTCTCTTTCGGCGATTTTTTTAGCACCTCTATCTCTTCCTTCAACGCTGCTATTATGGCATCCTTATCCACCAACACATACATCCCATCCACTAACTCAACATCTCCCCTCGAAATCATCCTATCAACCAATTTCCTATCATTTGTGTCCTTCCCTAAATATTCCAATAATCCTTTTTTTGTCTCAAACTCCATTTTACTACTTTATAAGCTAAAACGTGGTATTTATACCACTCACAATATAGCCAAAAAAATATAATTATCAAGCGTAAACGTGGTATTTTTACCTTGTTTGTTTTTTGAAAAAATAGCGAGTGATAAGTAGTGATAAACTTACGAGCGTGGCATTTTGGGGGGTACCCCTTTTCTTTTTTGGCTTGTTTATGCCTTTTTATGCCTCTCCACTGCGTGGCATTGGATTAGATATTGAAAATTGAAACCTAAAACGAGATAAAACAATAATATTTTGACATGATTTGTTTACAGTTTTCCCAGTTCATACCGTTTTGTTTTGTAAAATTAGAAGGATTTTGAAGCTTTAGGGTAGAATTATATGTTTTTTGCTCTTTTTTGTTTTATAATCATCAAACACTATGAAAACAAACAAACATTTATTTATTTTTTAAATAATTAATAAAATTGAATAAATAAAACATACATATATTTATTTATTAGATGATGGTAAAAATAATAAAAAAAATAAAAAATCTGAATTATTCCTTGTTTAGTTTGTTTATAACGTTTTAACTTGTTTTCATTGTTTAGATAGTAAACAACGAGGCCGAGACTTTAGGGGATTTTATCCTTTTTTTGGTTTTTATTTCCCTTTTATATGGTTTTATTTGTGATTTTTTACAATCTATTTTTTAAATTTGTCAACGTTTTTATACTATTTTTTTAAATCTGATAACCAAAAGTTATATGATTTTTCCTTAGGTCTTACCTATATTTTGTATATTTTACTAGTATTTTATACAAAATAGTCTTGATTTTTCTTTTTTTTTGGTTATAATGACAACGTCAAAATGAATGAAGGTAATATTTATACATTAGACTTGAACGCTTAGGTTTGTATAGGTATTCAAAAATCAGTTTGACTTTATGCAGTTTATACTTGAGCCACTCCTTA